ACAGCATAAAGAAGATCCTTGTGTAGTTATTAGCGATGCACGTTTTAGAAATGAATTAGATCTAATCAAAAGAATGGGCGGAGTACTTATTTGGGTACAACGTGGCGAATTACCTGTATGGTTTGAAACTGCCAGCAATGCCCATGATAATGTTATTAACAGAAAGATAATGACTACAAAGTACAAAGATGTACATGAAAGCGAATGGAACTGGGCAGGTTATCCAGTAGACTATATTATTAGCAATAACGGTACATTTGAAGAACTCCAAGATCAAGTAGCAGACATTAGAGATTGGAAAACTGGCGAATTCAAAAGCACTCTTAGAATAGTATAATACCACCTAATACCTATCAAACTCCTATAAAACCACATAATTTAAGTATTTAGATAAATACTTGCATACAATTAGTATCTAATATATTAGGAGAAACATATGGCAACTTTAGTCAGCCCAGGTGTAAGTGTAAGTGTAACAGACGAAAGTTTTTACGCCGCCGCTGGAGCCGGAACAGTACCTTTGATCGTTATTGCAACAGGACAAGATAAAACCGGACCAGACGGAGTAACAACCGCTTCATACACAACAAGTACAACCGCAGGAAAATTATATCAAATTACAAGCCAAAGAGAGTTATTACAAACTTATGGTAACCCAAGTTTTCAAACTTCGGGTGCAACTGCTTTGCATGGTGATGAAAGAAACGAATACGGTTTAATGGCCGCATACAGTTTCTTAGGAATAGCCAACAGAGCATACGTTCTAAGAGCAGACGTCAACTTAGACGAACTTGAAGCAAGTTCAACTGCACCAACTTCAGCCGTTACTAACGGATCATACTGGGTTGATACAGCAAATAGTTCTTGGGGTCTTTACAGGCATTCAGGAACTGCATGGGCACAGGTAACAGTTAAGACACCTACTTCAGCAGACATTGACTCATCCGGTGACCCTAAAAATGCTTACGGTATTAACGGCGACATCGCTGTAACATACTTTACAAGTACAGGCGCAACTGCAACAACCATTCAATTCTGGGAAAAACTTTCCGGTGATTGGAAACAAATTGGTTCTTCAGGTTGGTCATCAGCTATTTCCGGTTCAGCCGGCGACATGCAATGGAAGTCCCATTTAGCAATACCTACTGTCAAAGGCGGTGGTGGAGCTCTTACAGCCGGTGACATCCATATTAGAACAACATCCGCTAATAAAGGATCATCAGTAGTAATTAAATCATACAACACAGCTACCTCACAGTGGGTTACAGGAAGTTTAGTATTAGACGGGCTTTCAAGTTCAGTTTATACAAACACTTACAAAACTCCAGCCGCAGGCGACCTTTGGGGTGACGTTGATAGTGAAAATAATATTGCTACAGTTAACATTACTAAGCACACAGGTTTATCGACATTAACAGTTGCATCAAGTACAGCATTAACAGATACAGAAACATTGATTTCTGGACACGCAGGTAAAGTATCACTTAACCTTTACGTTAATGATGGATCAGCAATTCCTGTAACACTAACAACAGATAGCGATTCAGATGGAAATGCAAGTGTTGATGATATAGTAACAGACATCAATAATGCTATTTCAACTGCATCTGCAACTAACATTGTTGCAAGTAACGTTTCAGGTAAAATTACATTCGTTGTAAGCGATGGTAAAGATCTTAAAGTTTCCGCAGGTAACGTATCCGGATATGCTCCAGCTCAAATAAACGTAACAGCAGGTACATATAGTAACTTTGCTGATCTTGTTTATTCAGCAAGTGCAACAGCAGTAACTGGAACAGCAGTTAATAACAAACTATGGTTTGATAACAACGTAGCCAACACCAACATTGATATGTTATATCAAAATGCTGGTACATGGGCAACATACACAGGTGACGTACAGTTTGCCGCTTCATCTCCAACACTACAAAGCGACTTAGGTGCTTTGACAACTGGTGATATTTGGATTGACAGCAGTGACTTAGAAAACTTCCCTGTAATTTATAAAAGATCAGCCGCAAGTGCGTGGGTATTAGTAGATAATACAGACCAGGTTACTTCAGATGGTATTATCTTTGAAGACTTTAGATCAACCAGTACAGCAAGTTTTATAACAACCGCACAAGGCCTTCCAAATGCCGCACTATACCCAAGTGGTACATTAGCATGGAACAAAATGGCTTCAGTTGGTAACGTTAAAAGATACAGTTCAACTGACAGCTTATGGTTTGATTACTCAGGTAATAAAAACAATGGCTCACCTTACATGATGCGTAAAGCACAACGTCAAGCAGTTGTAACTAAGTTGCAATCAGCAGTAGCAAGTAATGTAGACATTAGAAACGAAACTAACCGTTTCAATCTAATTGCATGTCCTGGCTATCCTGAACTTGCAGACGAGATGATCAGTTTAGGTACTGAAAGAAAAGAAACAGCATTCTCAATCATTGACACGCCATTTAGATTGGCCTCTGATGCAACAAGTACTAAAAATTGGGCAACCAATACAGCACTTGCTTCAACCAATGGAGAAGATGGATTAACTTCTACAAGTGCTTATGCAGGTGTTTATTACCCACATGGTATATCAACAAACTTAGACGGTACAAACGTTATGGTTCCAGCGTCACATATGACACTAAGAACTTTTGCGTTTAATGATCAGGTTGCTTTCCCTTGGTTTGCTCCAGCAGGATTCCAAAGAGGATTAGTTAGTAATGCTACAAGTACTGGTTACTTAGATGCAAAAACTGGCGAATTCCAAACAGTTAGTTTAAGCGAAGGACAAAGAGACAGTCTTTACAGCAACAAAATTAACCCAATTGGAAACTTCCCAGGTAGAGGAATTGCAGTATTTGGACAAAAAACTCTTAACCCATCAGCAAGTGCGTTGGACAGAGTTAACGTTGCAAGACTTGTGGTTTACATCAGAGAACAACTTGACGATGCAGTTAAGCCATTCTTGTTTGAACCAAATGACTCAGTAACAAGAGCAAATGCTAAATCCGTAGTTGATAGATTTATAAGTCAGTTAGTATCTCAAAGAGGTGTGTATGACTTTATTACAGTATGTGATACTTCTAACAACACGCCAGCAAGAATTGATGCAAACGAATTGCACATTGACATCGCTATACAGCCTGTTAAAGCAGTTGAGTTTATATACATTCCGATTAGAATCCAGAACACTTTGGGTTCAACAGCATAATTATACGTTAAGTATAACTTTAAAGGGCTCTTAGGAGCCCTTTTTTTGTGGCAAATCTGTTATATAATTAAAACGTGAGTTAATGAAAAACCTACCAAACAGATAAATAAAGTATATAATAAAGTTCATAGGAGAACATGATGGCGGACAATACCCCAACAAAAAATAAATTCGGCGTACCATTAAGTAATGAAGCGGGGACTACAGGTTCCGGTATCTTAATGCCTAAACTGAAATATCGTTTCCGTGTAACTATGCTTAGTTTCGGCGGTGCATCAGAAACTAAAGTACTGACTCAAAATGTTCAGAACGTAGCAAGACCAAAACTATCTGTTGAAGAAGTTATAATTGAAAGTTACAACTCAAGAAGTTACTTACAAGGTAAGCACACTTGGGAACAGATCAACTTAGTAGTTAGAGACGACATTACTAACCAGGTAGCAAAATCAGTTGGTTCACAGGTACAAAGACAACTTAACCATTTCCAACAAACAACTCCAGCCGCAGGCGGAGACTACAAATTTGATATGAGCATTGAAGTTCTTGATGGTTCTACAGCAGAACCTACAGAGAGCTGGTTCCTCGAAGGATGTTTCCTTACTAACGTAGATTACAGTGATTCAGACTACGGTACCAACGAAGCAGTTACAGTTAGTATGCAAATACGTTACGATAACGCAACACATTATCAAGGTGATAACAACCTTAATGGTAGAATTGCTGAAGGACAATTATTTGATCCTACTGCAACTGGCGGTAGCACAGCAGTTAACGTTTAATAAAATAACGGAGAGTCCGTAAGTGAAAGTTAATAAGTTTGTTGGGCCACATTCCAACCCACGATTTTACGCAAGGGACTTCCGAAATGCCTATAGATTTCGACCGGATGTAAGTCCACCCAGGCAGAAGTTTCAAGGCTATGTAAACTTTGTTTACAATCGTGATGTTTTGCAATTCCTTGCAAACAACAATATGACATTTAAGACAAGCATGAGCAGTTTAGTAAGAACTGCTACCTTGCCTTCTATGGAATTTAATACTGAAATTAAAAATCAGTATAACAAAAAGAAAATTGTTAATTCTGGTGTTACCTTTAAACCATGTACAGTAACAGCACTTGATACAGTTGACAATGAATGGTTAACAATCTTAATGAAGTATTACGCATATATGTATATGAATCCACGTAATAAAAACAGATTTGGCGACAGAGATATTGAAGTAAACAAAGACAATATTGACGAACTAATTAATTCCTCGTTTGGTGGCGATACTTTTGCCAGTAACGAAATGGGTTTAAATTTACAACGTGAAGCAAACTTTTTTGATAGAATAGACATTATTTTATATGCAGGCGGTAAAGGCGTACAGTATAGTATGACAAAGCCTTTTATAACAGATATCCAAATGGGATCACTTGATTACGCAGACAGTACCTTTATGGATTTTCAAATATCATTTGATTATGAAAATTTCACAGTATATGATAGATTAAACTTTGATTTGACTGATGTAGACCTTGACAGATTTGAAGATATGCCAGACGGCTATCAATTCCAGGGTGATGATTCCATTATTAAGCCATTAGGCTTATCAGATGGTGCCGAAACAGATTTAAACTTCCTTGGAAACAAAGGAGGAAATATATCAGGTTCCGGAGATAAACGACCAAGAACAGCACAGCCACAGTCACCTAAAGCCACAGGAAATGGCGGTGGCGATGAGAGTGGGTTCTTTGGAGATTTTCTTAAAGATGCAATTGGCGTTATTGCAACAAAGCCAACATACGATGATTACGAAACAAGTCTTAAAAATAAATTAGTTGCAGATATAGGCGACGGAATTATAAACGCATTTACTCGAGGTAGCGACTAATGTCAACAAGTTTATATACCACATTTGGCAATGAAGTTAAATATGAATTTAGACAAGGTGTATTAACAGCATACTTGGAAAACTCTACAATTAATTTTCCATTACCAGAAGCAACATCTGAAATTTTAGCAAATCTTGCCGCCCCAAAAGGCACAGCAATTAATCCACAAGTGTTAAGTATGATTCAAACTAAACTTGAAGCAATTGGATTTAAAAAAGGAAATGCTAAAGCAATGGCAAGTGTATTAATACAAGTTGCTAAAGTACAAGGCGTACACCCTACAACATATTTTAATATGAATAACGATACTATTAATCTAACTGTTGATGCTTATCAGGCCGTTAATGCAGTTAGACCTGCAGGCAACAAGGTTGATTTAAAAGCACCAAAATTAAACATCAATAGTCCATCAGCACAACTTATTGCACATTAAATAAATACTTATATGAGTAAGTTTATGCAAGGTTCGTTTGATGTCGCTAATCCACAAAAATTCATTGGAGGCAAAGCACCCTATTACCGTAGTAGTTGGGAATTAGCCTTTATGCGTATGTGTGATTCTCACCCTAACATTACTAAATGGGCAAGTGAAAATGTTAAAATACCTTATCAAAATCCTGTAACCGGCAGGTATGCAAATTATGTTCCAGACTTCATGATACAATACACTGACAAAGATGGTTCCCAGCATGTAGAATTAATTGAAATCAAACCTGCAAATCAAACCACATTAGAAAATGCACGAAGCCAAGGTCAAAAAATAGCCACAGTTGTTAATGCGGCTAAGTGGACAGCGGCACAAGAATGGTGCAAACGCAAAGGCATACGTTTTAAAGTTATTAACGAAGATCAAATATTCTCTAATAAAAAACCAAGAAAAGCAAAACAACGTATTTCTAAAAAGAGAGTTAAATAATAAAAAGGTGTGCCAACATGCATGCCGGTAAAAAGAAATAACTAATAAATAGCAGTATGACAAAGAAACTTGAAGAAGAATTTAATCTACCACCTATGAACCAAGACGATGACATAGAGGAAGTTACGCCTACAGTCGAAACGTCCAAATCCCAAATAGAAGAATATCAACAAGCATTATCTGTTAGTGAAAAAATTAATTTAGCATTTAAAGAAGTCAAAGGATTGGAAGTTCATGATACGGAAATGACTGATATTGCCAAAGAAGCAATGGACAGTTATAAATCTCTTATGGATCTTGGCATGAATGTTAGTGACATGGCGGCAGGTAAAGTATTTGCAGAAGCAAGTAACATGTTAAAAATAGCCTTAGATGCCAGTGATGCTAAAACACAGGCTAAACTTAAACAACTTGATTTAATGATTAAGAAAGAAAGAGTTGATAAGTTTGGACAAGCAGATAATAGTACAAGTTCTCAAGGCATGCAGGCCACTGTATTTGATCGAAATGAGCTACTAAGCATAATGAAAGATGCCCATACAGAAGCCCAAAAAAATCTTAAATAGACTCAGTTCAAAAAAATCTATAAAAGAAGATAAATAAGTGTAACAAGTTCGAGGAAATAAGAATGAATTTAAAACAGTTAATAACAGAATCTTTTAATAAAGAATATGCATATAGGGTAAAATTTGCTCACAACTGCGGCGCAGTTGAAATGGAGCAGATTGAACAATGTCTATCAAAGTATAACTTTGTAAGTGCATCAAGTTTTAAAAGAACACCAATTGAAGAAAACCCATCAGAATTTTATAGAGCTAAAGGTGTAAAGTTTATATCAGAAGTAAGCAGTACGGATGTTATCTTAAAGTATCCAGTCAATGCAAGAATTCTTGAAGTATGGTTAGCAGTAAATCTTAACTTAGATCACGAGCGAGTTTTAGCATACGGTGTTAAAGAACCAAGACGTTTAGCCGCTGAAATTTCAGCTGAAAGATTAGCAAATGATGAAGATCGAAGTGTTACTGAAGAAGATGCAGTTTTAAATAACGAAGACCAAGCACATTACGAAGCAGAACAAGATGGACTTGACTTTAATGATTCATTCTTTGGTGAAGAATACAATGCTAAGTTTTTAGACGAACTACAAAAAATTAAAGATGAAAAAGGTGCCGATTATTTCCGCACTTACCCATCAAAAGACGAACTTATGGGCGACAACTTACGTCCTACATATGATGATTTAGTAAATACGCCAAATATGGGCAAAGGTGCAGAATCTCAAAAACAAGTTTCCAATAACACCCAAAATTTAAAAGGTACAGTATAATGACAAGCATGAGAGAGATGATTAATTTAATGGAGTCGTCAATCAGCGAAGGCAAAATGTCTGATATTATTATCGATGCCCAACAAATGAGTAAAGAAGAGTTTGATGCACATTACAAAGGTGCATGGAACTATGACGAAATACTTGCAGACTATCCAGTTGAAGAAGCAAACAATCCAGATGCAGGCGAGTACACTTATACATTAGATTATAGCGGTGAAAGTCAGGGTTACCCACACCACGAATTAACAATTACATCACCAGAAGGCGAAAGCAAAGTAGTTGCAGACAAATTTACATATTTTGAAGTTGAAGGAGACGAACTACAAGCACAATTACACTCTTGGTTTAACATGGGACACGGCGTAGGTGACGAGGGTTTAGGAGAAGCAGACGAAAGTTTTGATCCAATGAGTGAGCCTACTCAATATGATTCAGCTATGGATGTATATCAAGATAATGGCGAAGATGCTTTAGCAGAATACTTAGGCATGAGCTCACAAGAGTTTGACCAAGAACTTAACGAATACTGTATAGAACATGGATTACATGCAGACGATGATAGAGATATGGCTATTCATGGTATGGTTGAGCAGATGATTGACAATGAACACCAAATGGCTGATATGCGTGAACCAGAAGAAATGGACGAAGAACGTGTTGATGAAATTATTCCAGTGGTAGGAGCGGCATTATGGTCAGGGGCAAGAATTGCCGCACCATTTTTAGCAAGAACTGGTTGGAGTATGTTAAAAGGTGCAGGCGTCGTTGTCCGCACAGCGCCAAAAACATCTTTGGCGGCAGGCGGCGCACTTTACTATAAAGAAGAACTTAAGGCAGTAACAGACTGGGCCGCAAAAACCGGTGCAGATGTTACCGAGATAGTCAAAGCATCAAAACAGTACGCCTTACCATTACTGGCGGTAGTTGCTGTATTATATGGCGGCAAAAAAATTCACGATATGATAACAAACAAAGATCCAGAAACACAAGACGAACTTGCAACAGAAAACACCAAAGATAATTGTACAGCATGTGATAAAGACATGGCAGATTGCGATTGTGAACTTTGTGATGTTTGTGATTCAAAAGGTTGTGATAATTGTGATGATGGTAAAGTACTTAAAGTAGACCAAACAAATGAACAAGAAGAATTAAACGATTTAAGAAAAAGAGCTGGACTTGATGTAAAAGAAGATCAAGATCTCGATTACGGTGGCCACAAAACACTTTCTGATATTCCTTATGAAGAAGAAACAGAACAAACAGATGGCACTATCTCTTTTAGTCAGTCAAAATCAAGCGATAAAGGTTCTGTTACTATTGAAGCATCAGCTGAAAACATGGAAGAGCTACATAAAGTATTAGCACTTGCTGGATTAGAAATACCAAGTACAGATGTACCAGTAGAAGAACCGTCATTAGATGTAGTAGATGTAATAGACACAGACGACGAAGAGCCACAAGTAAGCGATTGCGGCGATACACTTAGTCATGACGATGTTGCATACAGCACTGACAAAGAAGTATTAAAAAACTACCTACAAACACAACTAAAAAACAGACTATCATAAGCATCCTGGCCATAAATAAGTAATATGGCAAAAGGAACAGCAGATACAACCCTGGTTAAGCAAGGCTATGCAAAATTAGCCTACACTCCGGACACAATGGAAGATTTTACCAATTGTGCCCATCCTTATGACGGTGCCCTGTATTTTATGGAAAACCATATGAAGATACAGCATCCTACTAAAGGCTCTTTAAGTTTTGCTCCATTCCCATACCAATATGCATTAATTAAAAATTATAATGATTATAGATACAGTATTAACATGCTGGGCAGACAGATGGGTAAAACCACTGTAGCCGCAGGATACTTGCTGTGGTATGCAATGTTTAAACCTGATAGTACAATACTTGTAGCGGCCCATAAGGCGGCAGGTGCCGGTGAGATTATGCAACGTATACGTTATGCATACGAGAGCACTCCGGATCATATTAGAGCAGGTGTAACAGAATACAATAAAGGTAGCATTACATTTGATAATGGTAGTCGTATTGTAGCAAGTACAACCACTGAAAACACTGGACGTGGTATGTCTTTAACACTTATCTACTTAGACGAGTTTGCGTTTGTACCACCCAGAATAGCAAAAGAGTTTTGGGCATCACTATCACCTACACTTGCAACTGGCGGTAGAGCAATTATTACCAGTACACCTAACAGTGATGATGATACTTTTGCTACAATTTGGAAACAAGCAAATAGAACATTTGATGAATATGGCGAAGAACAGGAAACTGGTACTAATGGATTCAAGCATCTATTAGCAACTTGGTCAGAACATCCAGAAAGAGATGACAACTGGGCATACGAAGAACGCAGTAGAATTGGCGAAGAACGATTTAGACGAGAACATGAATGTGAATTTGTTATTTACGATGAAACATTAATTTCACCACTTAAACTATTAGAAATGTCAGGTGACGAACCACTGATTAGAATGGGACAAGTACGTTGGTACAAGCATCCTTCCCCGGAATGCATGTATTGTGTTAGTTTAGATCCAAGTGCCGGCACAGGCGGCGACAACGCGGCTATACAAGTACTTGAATTACCGACTATGATACAAGTAGGCGAATGGTCCAGTAACAAAGTACCAATTGAAGGCCAAGTAAGAGTTTTGATGGAAATCATGCAATATATTAAAGAGAGCAGTGGCTATCAAATTTATTGGACAGTTGAAAACAACAGTATTGGAGAAGCGGCACTTGTAGTTATTAGAGACACAGGCGAAGAAAACTTTCCAGGCGAAATGTTACATGAACCAAGAAAAATACAAGGCAAGAAAGGACGCAAAGGTTTCCATACTACACACAAAAGTAAAATGGAATCTTGTTTAGTGTTAAAGCGACTTGTCGAAAATGATAAAATACATTTAAAAAGTAAAGCATTAATTAGCGAACTTAAAAACTTTGTAGCAAGAGGCAACAGTTTTGGCGGCAAGCCAGGCGAGTTTGACGATCTTGTAATGAGTTTAACCCTTGGCATTAGAATGGTAGAATTTATCAGCACATTTGAAGATGATGTATACAATGTTATTAATAGTAGCCTTGGATTAGGCGACATGGATTGGATGACAGGAGACGATGATGCTGACCAACCACTACCAATTAGCATTATTTGATAAATAGTTGTATGGCAATTAATTATAATTTAGTATCAGAAAAAGTATTTAACCTTTTAAGAGGCAACGGATTTGAAGTCCAAGCCTATAATAAAGAAGGTGAAATAGTTGTGAATCCGCAAGAAGCAACAAGATTCTTAACGCAACGCCCAAACATATTAGTAAGATTGGATAGGACTAAAGAAGAAATTAGTCTATCAGTAGGTAAACAATTAGATGACGATGGAATTAGAACAAGTTTAAAAGAACTTGCACAAGATAATTTAATGTCGTTTGATTTTAGAATTTTTGATAAAAAACTTCAACCTAAAGGTGAAAAAATTGATATTGCTAAAAAATCGGAGAAGTTTATGAATCAAGAAGGTAAATTTAGTGCTCACGCAGTATTAGAAGCAAGTGCAAGTTTAGGAAAAATGACTGGCAGTAGAAAGTCAAGTTATCAACCATTAGCAGATAACGTTAAGATTATTGTAAGACATAATTCAGAAGTTAATGAAGAAGTTAGAGGTTCGAGAAGTAGAAATATCCATAGCATCTTAATACAACGTGGCGAAGAAAAATTTAAAATGGCTGAAAATAATTTAACAGCCGCCAGAGCAATGGCACGTCATTTACATAATGGCGGTGAGACGTTTGACCCAATTGGAGAATCAATTACCTCAATGGCTAAAGACTTTGGAAAATTAAAAGAATTTGTTAGATATGTGCGTAGTACAAACTTAGTTAACGAAACTAATCAAGAGTTTGTTGATTTAGCATTTGAAAATATTGATCATATTAAAACAAACTTAAAAAGATTAAGCGGTGTTAAGTCGTATGCAAATGCATGTGAAACAGTAACAGACTATAATAATGTTGAATTACTGCAAGATGATTTAGATTTAGAAAGTAAATTTACTGAAACACACTTTGACGATAAAGTTGCTAACGTAATGGATAACATTAAAGCAATGGCAAGTAGAAAAACTGCATTTGAAACAAAAATTACAAAGGCTATTTCTTTAGAATCATTTACAGGTGTTAAAGGACTACTTTCAGAAGACGAAGGTATGGACTTTGCAACACCAGAGGCTAAACTTGGACATCAAGTTAGTCAATTAGGCTACACAGCAAAAGATAAAACATTAGGTAATTATTTACATAGCATTAGTAGTAAACTAAATGCTGGTGGACAATTAAATCAATTTGAATACGGCGCAATTAAAAGTAGTTTATTAAGTGCAAATCAATACAATGAAAGCATACAGGTTGAAAGTGCTGAAGATTCGTATGAAGCATTTATAAACCAGTTTGTAGAAGAGTAACTACAAAAAAATCATAAATACTTACGTTGAAGGAAATTAATTTCCAGAAACAGTCAGATAAAGGTTGACTTTATCCGTCACATAACTTATAATAAGAAACTGGTGATACATTTTGTATTACCGAACATGGCAAATATGGCAACAAAGGAGAAATATCATGGCCTCATTAGCAGAAATCAGAGCAAAGCTCTCATCAATGGAATCGAAACCCGGTTCAAACAACTCACCACAAAGCGACAACGCAATCTATCCATTCTGGAATATTGACGAAGGTACATCAACTGTACTAAGGTTTTTACCAGATAGCGATACCGACAATACCTTCTTTTGGGTAGAACGTCAAATGATTCGTTTAACTTTCCCAGGCGTACTTGGCGGCGAAATGCGTCCAGTAACAGTACAAGTTCCTTGTATGGAAATGTGGGGAGACACTTGTCCAGTACTATCTGAGGTTAGACCTTGGTTCAAAGACTCTTCATTAGAAGATATGGGTCGTAAGTATTGGAAAAAAAGAAGTTACATTTTCCAAGGTTTCGTAACAGAAAACCCTTTAAATGAAACTTCACCAGAAAACCCGATTAGACGTTTTGTAATTGGACCTCAAATCTTTAACATTATTAAAGGCGCCTTAATGGACCCAGATATGGAAAATCTTCCAACTGATTATGTTAACGGTACTGACTTCCGTCTTACTAAAACAACTAAAGGTCAATACGCAGATTACAGCACATCAAAATGGGCTCGTAAAGAAAGCGGTTTAGCTGAAGACCAGTTAAGCAATATTGATACATATGGTTTACATAACCTAAACGACTTCCTTCCAGCAAGACCAACTGCTGAAGGCGTACAAGCAATTACTGAAATGTTTGCGGCGAGTGTTGACGGTGAACTTTACGATCCAGCAAAATGGGGTGCATTTTATAAGCCTTATGGTCTTGACGTAGGTACAAAAACACAGGCAACTGTGGCACCGGCTCAAACAGCGGCACCTGTAACAGCACCTGTAACAGCACCTGTAACTGCACCAGCAGAAGCAGTAGTTGAAACAGCGGCACCAGTAGTAGCAACTGCTCCAGCACCAGTGGCTGAACCAGTAGCAACTGCTCCAGTTAACAGCGATTCAGGTAAGAAGTCAGCAGATGACATTCTTAACATGATTAGAAACAGACAGTCGTAAGGAGATATCATGCAGAAACCATTTGACTTAACAAAGTTCAGAACTGGTATCACAAAAAGCATTAGCGGTATTAGTGCTGGCTTCCATGACCCTCGGGATTGGATCAGCACTGGTAATCACACTCTTGACTATTTAATTAGTGGAGACTTTGCCGGGGGTATCCCCCTCGGTAAGGTAACGGTGTTTGCAGGTGAATCAGGTTCTGGTAAATCATTTATATGTTCCGGTAACATTGTTAGAAACGCACAAAAACAAGGATGTCAAGTAGTATTATTTGATTCTGAAAATGCGTTAGACGAACAATGGTTACAGGCATTAGATGTAGAAACAACCCCCGATAAACTATTAAAAATTAGTGTTTCAATGATTGATGATGTTGCTAAAGCAATATCTGAATTTATGAAAGACTATAAAGCAAACTATGGCGACATGGAGTATGATGACATGCCCAAGTTGTTGTTTGTTATTGACAGTTTAGGTATGTTGTTAACACCAACTGACGTAGCACAATTTGAGAAAGGTGACATGAAAGGTGATATGGGTAGAAAGCCAAAGGCGTTAGCGTCTTTAGTTAGAAACACCGTTAACCAAATTGCTCCTTATCCAATTGGCATCGTAGCAACCAACCACACTTATGCATCGCAAGATATGTTTGACCCTGATGATAAAATCAGTGGAGGACAAGGATTTATATATGCATCAAGTATTGTTGTAGCAA